GCTGCACCTGACCGTGTAGAGCAATAGAATCAGGGGCGACACGATCGTCCGTAGGCTGCCACGTGCTGTCGTCAACGTGTTCTACCCAACGCCCATACACGTCAGGGAACTCTTCAGCAAGAGCATCGATCCCATCCAGCTGTGCAGCGTTGTAAGCCGTCGCCGCACGCGTTCGCATGAGTCTCTCAACTCGCCAAGACTGCTGATCTGCAACGTCTTCAAGCAAACCTACCGTCTCGGTCCGTGTCATGCCTTCAACGGTAGCTCGCTGAAGGTTCACCTGGAGCGACGTATTGATCTGGACTACCTGTTCCTTCAACGCATCCCTCGCCGAAGAGCGCAACTCCCGCAGCCTGCCACGACGCTGTTCCATCTGAACACGGTCAGCCAGTGCGTCGCTCCGGCCCTCCATCCGTGCAACAAACCGATCTAGTCCTCGGAGAGAATCGCGATGCGCTTCTTCCTCGATGTCCAGCATCTCTCCGAGGAGACTGCTAATCGCACGTGCCTGTTCTCGACGAGCAACAGAACCGAGTGATCGCATCTGACGCGCACCGAGCTTACCACGTGGGAGCTTGCGGGTACGACGTCGGATCTCTCGTGCGGCATCCGATTGAGCAGCACCGAAAGAGCGACGGATTGAACTAACAGAACGACGCTCAGTAAGACGGTCAAACCTTCTGCGAAGACGTTCGATCTCTTCGTCATGAGCCATCCTAGTAAGGATTCCCAGGATTGTCGTCATCTAGGTGAGGGTACCATCGAGTACAACATCCTAATGGATCGACCTTGGCGTAACGTCCATCTTGCTGCACGGCGTGGCAGGTCTCATCAAAGCTGTAGTGAACACAAATGTCACAGCTCGATCCGATAGACGTCTCCATCAGCCCGCTCAGGTCTGGTGTCACCGAGTCCATTCCCGGGTGGTCTATACGTGTCTCCATCGGCGGCCCGAACACATAGTACCCACAGATCTGCAATGGATCGATGTCCACCTCAGAAGCGTGAATCGTACAGCTTCGATCCTTTGTCCCGAACATAATGCAGTTCCCGCACGCCTTGCGTGTCGTGTCGCTGTTCGGAGCCTGGTAGAGAACTTCGTCAGGCGTAGGAAGATCAGCGGGATCTACTTGCGGTGGTCCCTCTTCCTCGTCAACCCAGATCTGTAGATGCCTCTTCTGCATCAGATTTCTCCGATCTTGCCCGCAGGCACCATCGCCATAGTCTCAGCTTCCACCCGCACCATGTAGCGAGTATCCACCAATCCCACAAGAGGAACCAGGTCAACTTGAGAACAACGTCGGCTCGCACTGCGTATACCGAGATGTAGTGGCCCTCAGGGTCCGAGTGATAGAAGTCGAATGCGTCAGACCGAGCGATCACAGTGAACTCGCGACGGACAGGACCAGGCACGGTCCAGCGAAAGACCTGAGTACCTCCCGGCGCGGCTTGGTACCCTTCGCGCTCCTCGATCATACGGCGCGCAGTCCAGTCAGCTATGCGGTTCTTCCAGTTCATCCTGTCTTAGCCGGCCGCGTTGTTGCTCCATTAGCACTTGGCTGTTTCTCAGACTTGATCGAGTACATTGCGAACGACTTCATAGAATCGTGTGTCGCAGAAAGAGCCTCAGGGTTCCCCAACAAGATCGATGAGCAGTCCCAAAATCCGGCAGGCCCAATCCCATCCGGATAGGCCATCCCAGACCCACAAGCACAGCGAACCTTGGCAGCGTAAATCAGTCCTTCACTGTTGAACGATTCACCGGATCCTGTGTGGATTTCATTGATCTTGCTAATGACGCTATCAGCCACCTTCAGCAAACGCTTGTTCAGTTCGATCGACGCTTCTTGTCCTTCGTCGATGATCTTCCGCAAATCTTCGTCACTCTTTGTCTTCACGCTTCTACCTCTTCGATCTTATCCGTGTGCTCGTGGATGTTCCCGTGTGCGCGATGGCAGATCGTGACCAAGTTGTTCACGTCGTTACTGGTCCCCTTCGAGCGAACCCCCGCGTTTAGCCCAGTGCCCCCTTTGTGGTGAGGGGTGAGCCCGCCGTTCTCACCTTCACCATGATCACCATGGACCTTGCACGTGAACCCGTCGCGTCGCATGACACCGAGCGCGAGAGAGGGCGGCAGTCCTCCGCGACCGTAGTTACGTAAAGTCGCTCCGGCCTTCTTAGCTTCACGACGCAGACGAGCTAGAGCCTTGCGCTCATCGGGTGAGAGCTTCTTTGGCTTTTTCGGTTGCCCACGAACCCAGTCTGCAAACGGATCGGACATCAGCTTCCTGGACCAGCGACTGCCTTATCCGGACCAGGTCCACGATTGATGTCGACAAGAGCCCAGCTCGGTCCCTTTGCGGCTGCCTTCTCGATCGTAGGTGTGCACTGCTTGCACGCGTAGACCGTAGAGATCCGTACCATGGGGCCGCTCTTGGTCTGCATCAGCAACGCGAGGAACTTTTGTGGCGATACCTCGGAGATTGCAGCGAACGCAGGATCGCGCTTCTTCACTTCATCGACAGGATAGTACACGATGATCCGTGTGGTCACTCCACGTGTCTTGCAGCCCTGACATCTCGCGTTCGGAGGGAACGCATGCTCGGAGTGGTACTCCTCAGCGGTCTGCAACCCACCGAAGAGCTTCTTCCTATGTAGATTTTCACCCATGCTTTTCCCCGTACATCCGTGAGATCCTCAACCAGTCACCGAATCGGAAACGCATTGCCCGGTCATCGATGAAGAGTCCCGCACAAGGCTTCCCTTGCTGTCCGTCATCCACCACGTCAACGATCCCGTCCAACGCTGTCTTGCAAAACTCCACCATCTGTTGGTACCGAGCCTCGTTCAGATCCTTGTTACTCTCCCACCACTCGTGGTCAAGTCGACGTAGTCCGGCACGCACGAGTGGATCTAAATTCGGGTCTATCCGCAGGGCTCTGTTCGCTCTCGCTGAGTAGATAACGATCACGTGATCGGCAGCCTTCAACGACTGAAGTCCCTCCTTTGCTCCATGAAGGAACTCCAAAGGGGTCTCGACGTCCGTGTACTCTCGATCGGAGGACACGATCGTTCCATCGAAGTCAACGCAAATGATCACAGCGACCTCAGCATCCCAGTGCTCCGCATCAGCCGGCGGAGGTTCAGTGTGTCTTTACTCTTGACGCGGATCTTTGCTCGTAGCACACGGGCTCGCTTCTCCACCTCACGTGGATTCCGCACGTAGTAGCGACGAACAGCTGACCCGTGCTCGATAGCAGGATCAATCAGACCCATGCGAGCCCACTTGTGGATCACCTTCGCGGGAAGCTTGTAGTGCTTCACCAGTGTGTCGATGATGCACCAGCCTTGGAGCGGATCGAGCGGACCTGTAATCCGGTAACGCAAGTCTTCATTCTCGTCGTAGTAAGTCCCTCCGATCGCAGGTGGCTTCGGCGGGTCGTACGTCACAGGGAGTATGTACTTGTCATCGACGACAGGCGACAGAGGCTTCCGCCTTCGCCACGGCTCGTTTGTCCAGAGAACCCGCCCTCTGTGGATGATCGAGGTAGACATTACGTGAACATCTGGAACTGCGTCATGTCTTGTTCAGTCTCTTCCATCTTTTTTTCTAGCCGCTTGACGATAGCCTCTTCGTCTTCGATCGGAAGGTACTGTTTCAGGAAGGCGATCGCCATCTTCATGTCCATCACGCCACCCGAGATCCCAGCGACAGCGGCTAGGACTGCCTTGCTGATCTCTTCGAGAGTAGGCTCGAAGTACCGAGGCCACTTCAACTCCAAGTACGATCCGGGTCCGAGCACACGTGGGATCGGAATTTTGGTGCCCTCGTCAGACTCTTCGTATCGAGGAGGAAGTTCCAGCGTTGATGTTACACGCATTGTCTTGCGGATCGACTCTACGTTGTCCCCATCAGAAAACTCCCGCTCTACGTTTCTCGTGCCTACAGTTTGACGGATCACGAACTCTGCAATCTCCAGCAGCTTCTTGATCCCCATCTCACCGTACTGCTCACGTAGCGAGTCGGCCTTCTCAGTCATCCGAGCCATCCTCGCTCTGATCTCTGTAGCCGTCTTCTCGATAGCCGAAATATCGTCTGGTACCACAGCGGCAATCTCGTACGCACGTTCTCGTAGCTCGCCAGCCATCTCAGTCGCAGCCCTTGGTCCTGCTCCAGTGATCTCAAGATACCGTGCGTTCGATCCCTTCTCGTACTTCAGTGCGTTGTCGCTACCCTTTTGGATTGGACCGTCGACTTCTTCATCAGACGAGATCCACAGAGTTGGATCGCAGTTCGCCTTCACACCACGGCTAGCCTGCGATATGAGCGCATCGTGCTCCTCGATAATGTCGAAGATCCCCCAGCAGTCAGGGTCACCGTCGATGTCGTCCTCTTCTGGTGTGTTCTGAATCCACACGACAGGGCAGATTCCTAGCCCGTGTTCGACCTTACTGGACTCGTGGTGCTCCCAAATAGGCTCTTCACCGTCCTCTACAGGCACCCGCTCCCAGACCTCGTCGATATGTTCGTTGATCACACGACGGTACCAGAACCAGACTTCAATCCACTCGCCTTCATTCGGATCGCGAACGTAGTGTGGATAGACGTATCGCTTCTCGATCTGCCGTAGAATCAGCTCGTGTCGATCTTTGAAGGTAGGCTGTGTCCAACGAGGATCGTGAGTTTCAAACCGAGGCTTACCTGCCACGATGGAGAACCCGATCGCTGCCGATCCCATGGCACCACCGAACCGACGCGCCTGAGCCATCGCAGGCCAGAGCCGACCTACCTTAGCCACCGTGCGCATGTAGTCTTCGGTCTGCTCGTCGCCAGCGTAGGTCAGCGAAGGCTGGCGTGAAGTCGAGAAGAGTAGTCCGCTAAAACGATCAACGATGATCTTGGCGAGGTAGTAGGGTGCGTACGGACGACGGAACTTGATCGGATAGTTGGCTCCTGCGTCGTAGAAACCGGGAGGAGTGTACGCCTGCGAGACGATCACTTCGTGGTCTAGTCCGGAGGTGACAGGCTGACCGTTCCAATCCACAGTCCGCGTGTCGTAGTTCCGACATCGGTAGTAGCTCCAGTACGCTCCCAGATCCATCTGACGTGGACTGAGCGCAAAGGCTGGTCCATGAGCAGGTACTGTCCCTTGCTCGATGCCCTGCGAGGACATGTTGCTGTAGACAAAGTTCGATCCCGCTGCGGGATTTACTGGAGTTCCGCTGCTCATCGATCTACCTCTTCTTGCGTCGCTTCTTCACCCATGAAGCGAGGATAGCCGACTAGGCTGCTACGGTCGACTTACGCAGCTGTACCTGCGGAGGCCACGACCAACGCCCGATACACGGCTTCTCGGAATGCATCACCCGAAGGATGTGAGCAGGGACCGTGGGTGCATCGAGCATCACCCGAAGGCTGACTCGATCGCCAGGAAAGGTAGCAACGATGATCGCAGCGAGAGGAGTCACTCCAAGCACGATACCGTAGATCATTCTTCCTGCACGCTGTGCGTCATTTGTGAACTGAAGCAGATCAGCGTTGGTCGGGTAGTAGTGCACCATGCGACCCACAGTGGGATCTACAAGACTCACTCCAGGTGGCTTGTCTTCCGGTAGCACACGGGTCGCATCGCGATCCTTCCGGGGGCCCGTAGCGTCTTCCTTCTTCTCATCCATGGCTTCTCCTTCGAGTAGAGGTCCAACCATAGCACGAGAGAAGCCATCCGTGCAGCCGACTGGACCTCTACTCGAAAGACCTCATCCCTTTGTGTCTTCAGGCAGGTTCTCGATCCTACCGTCTAGATCTTTCGCCCAATCACCATCCTTGCCACCCGGCTCCTTGATGGCATCGATCGTATCTTGTGCCGACTTGAGAGCGTCCTCTGGAGTCTGCCCTCCCGTAATCGCCTTCGCTACACTCGGCGCAAGAGCTTTTAGCCCAGCCCCGATGATACTGAGAATCGCCTGTTCCATCACCCACCTCCGAACGATCCTACGATCGCCGTGACCTGAGATGGAATCACTGGAAGATCCACCCCCAACGTTCGTGCCAGCTCTACCGTGCGGTTCCATAATCGAACGAGCCGCCCGACTAGCAACGGAACACGTACCCAGAGGTTCTCAGCTCCAGCCTCGATTGCTTCCACAGTGTCATGCCACGCCTGAAGGATTTCCTTACCAGTGTTGATAGTGGCCCCGATCGGATCCCATCGAGCAGACTCTTCGCGTAGAGCTTCTGCACGCTCTTCACGTGGCTGACCTTCGGTCTCTTCGGTAATGCGATCGAGCGCTTGTGATCGAGCTTCGCTGATCATAGCGCCACCGACAGCGATGGTACCGGCACTCACACGGATCGCAGTGGAGTGTGTTTGGACTGCTCCTCCACAGCCTGGAAGCGCCAGGTAGACAGCAAGAAGAGCGAGCATGAGTAGAGGATAGTAGATCGTGTCAGTCATAGGTTCTTCTTTCCGTACTCTTCGATCGACATGTGAGCGTGATTTGCAGCTTGCCCGATCGAAGAGAACAGATCACCTTCGGCAGAAGTACAGATAACTGCTCCACCGAGTTCTTTCCCCTCATCAGTGCCAGAAAGAATCTGATGCCTCCAATCGATCCGGTAGGCTGGCTCGTCTTCCGGGTGGAATGTCTCGACCTCTTTGCCCGTAGAGTCGATAGTCAACCTACCGGTCTCAGGCATATTCTCAGCCTTCTCCTCTTCGGTGACAGGCCGAATCTTCATGGTCCACTCAATGTTCACTTTGCTTCTCCATCGCCGAACATCTTCCCGCGCGCGAGTGCGATGAGAGCACCACCGGAGGTGATCGCAAGCGCGACCCACCGTGTCACTTCTGTGCGCGAATCTTCCGGCCCCCAGGTCAACACGAGGCCGAGGACCACAGCGATAGAGAGCACAACCGCAGCGAATACGATTGCCTGCGGTAGATCGAGCTTCTTCTTAGCCTGCTTCTTGGTCATCTGTTGCTTCTCCTGATCTGATATTCCAAGCGCTCATGCGCTGTATGGTTCTCTCTTCGAGCCTGCTTCTGCGCAGTCTGAATCGCTTCAAGGGTCGTGTCGATAGAAGAGATACTCCGCTCGGTAGCTCCTACTTGCACACGCAATCCCTCATGCCCCACCTGTTCTTCATGTCGTTCGAGCGCAGCATCGGTCGCAGTCGCCTTACCTCCGATCTCATCAAGACGTACTCCTTGATCCTTGTAGTGATCCCACAGATTGTTTCCCAACCAACCACCAGCAGGAAGAAGTAGTACAGTGGCGATCACTGCTAGAATCTTCACCAACGACCGCGTCTTGTTGTCTTCGCCTTGCTGCGTTTCCAAGCTCTTTGTGCGCTTCTTCAATCCCGGCTTGTCGTCATCGTTCTCCTTACCATCGACACTCTCTAGCAGATCACCTATATCCACGCCAAGAGCTGCCAACACTTCCTTGTCGTCGTTGGCAATCTCTAGGATCGACTTTTCCAAGCTCTGGTAAGACAACGACATCCGCTTCACCTCGGTACCTAGTACCGTCAGGTCTTGCTCGATCTGTTCACTACGCTGCTTACATCGAGCTTGGTCGACGACCAGCTTACCGACCTGTTCGTCTGTGATCATCAGCTAGCGCGGATGATATAATTGACGTTGATGTTGGTTGGACGTGTTTCGTTTCCACCTGTTGCGAGTGCCTTGTTGGCGACAAAAGCTGAAGTGCCCTGATTGGCCGCGATGCTGTCAGGGAGAACCCCTGGCGATCCATTCAGGTCTTGTTGGATCACATGCGTATGAGCCTTGAAGTCTTCTGCCTGCTTCGTGCCAACTACATCCCCAGTTGTGCCGTCACCTCTGTCTGTGCGAGCACCTGCATCGGGATCTACAGCCGCTCCTGCATCTCGACCACGAGCAAACCGACCACGTAGATCAGGCAAGTTGAACGTGGTAGACCCATCGCCGATCCCGTACGTCGTGTCTAGAAGAGTAAAAAGATCTGCGAAGGTAGTCCTAGAGATGGCTGTGCCATCACAGATCTTCCAACCTACTGGAGCTACGTCTGTCATCCACATCAACATGACACCGATCGGTGTCACTATGTCGATGCGATCATCTGCACCTACAGAAGCGTCTCTGTTGAAGTCAACCATCGATCAACCCTCCGAGATTACTTGGACGTTTGTCGGAGTTGTACCAACAGCACCTCGCTTCAAAAAGATCTTTTTCACCGTTTGGGTAAACTTCACGGAATCGCCTCCGAGAAGATGCGCGTGATCGGTCGTCCCATCGAGACTAACAAATACGTCATCAGACGTGTCCATGTTGACGATCAAGATCTCTCTTGGTTGGAAGGGGACAATGACCTGAGCCGTAGCTGGATAGCTCGCAACGCCAAAGATATCGACTTCCGCTTGGTGAATGCTCATAGACTTCTCCTATCCTCGCGAAGGGTACACCACCAATAGAGAACAGGCGAGTCGCCGAAGCAACCCGCCTGTCCAGAGCATGACGAAGATTGAGGGTGGTAGAGGAATCTAGCGCATTGTGAACTCTATCCTAACCAAGAGCCGGATGCAACAAACGCGTCGCGCACCTCTAGCTCGCTGAGAACCGATCCGGCCAAAGCCTCGATCTCCTCACGCATCCTAAGTCGCCCTGCGACGATCACAGCCTCTTGCAACTCGGGGTCTTCCAACACACGTTGTCCCACCATCTTGACATGAGCGATGCTACTGATCGCGTCGAGTAAATAGTCCCAGATCTCGTCGGCGTAGTACTTATCGATAACAGGGATCCTGACCACCACGTCCGGCCCCATCGTCTCAAGAGTGGTTACTCGACCACCAGTAATCAACACGTACCGATCGGTCAGCTTGCTCGCCTGCTTCCAGATACACCACAGACCGTACTTCGCTGTTTCGAGCTTACTCCACTTCTTCAACAGCCAACCCTCGCGGATCCCCACATCCCGCAGCGACTTGCTGATCGCTCGGTACTCCCACCGTCCATTCACGTTCAGACTCTGAATCTTCTGGATCGTGCCATAGAGCGGATGTCGATGCGTACCGGCCGAGGGCGACACCTTCCAGTTCCGCTTGTAGTACCCGTGCTCTGCATTACGGATCACGCGATTCGGTCGGTCAAGGTCACCCATGGCTATTCAATCTAGCCTGAATAACACTCACAATGTCGATCACTGCCAAAGCGTCTCCGAGCTTATGCGCTGCGACAATAGCTTGCCGTTCTCTTGAAGAAGCTTGCGATGCGATTCTGTTCGCTCTGACATAGTTTTTTTCCGAAACAAACACCAGCCACCTTATCGCGACCGTCGCACCAATGATCTCGTCTAGGTTATCGCGGATGGCTTCAAGACTCATCACGGTAACGCTCCAAGATCCTGTCGCTGATGTCTGCCGCAGCCTTGTTGTCTTTTAGAGCACGAGCAACGATCAACGCATCCTTCTCCTCTTCAGAGGCATACTCAATGTACTCCAGACAATGCGTAAGGCTCACGTCCAGATCGCGACGATTCCAACTATTCTCGAACCAACTCCAAAGCATCGCTCGCGCAGCTCTCCGTGATTTCGAGGTCATGTCGGGCGCGTATCCGGTCTTGATCGCACCAGCGAACGCGTCTTTGATCCTCTGAGTCACCGGTGCTGGCCTCGCCCATTCGCAAGACCCGCCCAATACTGTGTTCTAAACTCGGGATTGCGCTCGTAGACACCACCCATGATGTCGTCGACTGCAAGTTGCTCGCTCGACGTACCGAAACGTGCAAGCTCAGCAAGGTGGGTTATCTGGTAAAGTGAGATCGCCGCTTCACACTCCTCTATCGTCAGGTACTCCTTGATCCAACTAGCTGTGTAGTGGTACCCGAAGGTCACAAGAGCAACGGTCGTGCGATTTATGATCGTCTGTTTCTGTTCTTCAGGAGTCATTTCTTAGACTCGATGTAGCGTTCTCTTTGAGTCTTGAAGCTTTGCTCAGTTGCACGCTTGAGGATCGGTGTCATGAGTTCCTGTAGAACACGAGCTTCTGGTCCCGCGCGATCGAACTCGTAGTACGGACCTGCGTAGTCAGATCGATCTATAGCCATCTGGTACAAAACCAGAATAGCATCTTGGTTCTCGCGATCCACGTTCTGTTCGATCCACGTGATCATCTTGTTGTACCCGAACGCCTTTAGTGCGAAACGAGTGCGATGCAAGATCCTGGCACGAGCAGTAAGCTTGTTTGAGAGTTCACTCATTCCAACACCCGATCGATCACTACGGATATAACAGCATCAGCAGCACTCCAGTCTTCAAGTCCAGTCGCAACCACCAGAGCGTCTTTGTTCTCTTGATCGGCGTTTTCCACATAGAGCAACTTCTCTTCTTCAGTCCAGAAGATCCCTTGACGCCGGCATCGTCAACCACGAAGTTGAACTGAGCCCTCTCCATCCAGTTGCTCATACTTCGATACCTAGTCTAGTTTTCGCTCGATCTACTACAAAGAACAAAATGTTATTTCGATCTTCCCACGCAAGTAGACACGTTGCTACGACAAGAGCATCTCGCTCTTCCTCAGTAGCCTCAAAATGGAATAGTCCCATCTCAAGACGCGTGTAGACGTGCTCATGTTCGAGAGCACACTGCAACTCGTTGTAGCTAGCCACAACCTATGCCTTGTGCGGATGCTCACGAGTTAGCGTGACAGCAGATCAATCCGTCCGCGACCGGATCGCTTCGGCTTCTTACGTGACGCTTCCTTAGCGAACCAGGCAGCCATCAGTCGATCCCCTGTATGCGACCTCGGGTCGTAGTACATCATCTCTTCAATGAAAGACGCGATCTGATGGTTCGCAGGGATACCCCCTGTTGACGGGATGATCCACTTGCTGTTCGCCATCTCAGCTGCGAGTCCCTCAATACCGAACTCAGGGTGCAGCTTGTTCCGACCCGTGGTGAACGGGACCACGGGTACAGCACTCTTCTTCTTGGTGAAATCCAGTATGAACTGCTGAGCCGCGTTGTTCTCCACGACCATGATCCCGAGGAACCGATTGTAAGTATCGATGATCTTGTCGACGATGTCACCGCCAGTCCATCGGCCGGACTCAATGCAGAGAATCTCGCGGTCCTCATTCGGGTGCACGATGATCGTGAACAACACAGTCTCGTCGCTGTTCTTCTTCTGACGGTGCCCCAGATCCACTCCAGTGTAGACTCTGTAGCCTAGCGGAACCGACTTGAGTGCGAAGGCGCTCTTCTTCCCGTCACCCCTCGCCATGCACTGATCGATCCACGCCCGCTTGAATCTGGCTCGCGCGTCATCGAGCGGAGTGCACAGCATCGTGCGAGCGAACTCGTGCGGAGTAGTCTCGTTACGTCGCTCCTCGATCCTAGCGTGCCCCCACTTCTCCGGCCACATGGGATTGCCCGTCGCGGGATCGATGACGGGGAACTTGTAGTAGCTGAACGACTTCAGCTTCGCCATCCGGTGCATCAGATCTTCTGGATGGAACGCGGTGCCAATGCACCAAACCTTCGCTCCGGGCTCCAACCTCGACACGATGTTCGCGTTGTACCACTCCCACAGCTTCTCTCGCTGTCGCGGTGTGGCCGTGTTGTCCCAGCTCAGCACGTCATCCAGCAGTGCTCCATTGGCTCGCGTCCCCAACGTAGTCGCTGTGTCGGTGCCAATCGCACGAAGCGTCGGGTCTTTTGGTCGCCCCGGTCGGTCTACTGTGATCTGCGTGTCGGTCCAGGGGTCGCCTCTGCTCGGCCTCAAGTGAGGGAACACCTCGCGCAGCTCGATCGACTGTTCGATGTATTGCCTGACCTGCCGAACAATCTTCGTGGACTGCGTCATGCCTCGTGACGCGACAATCCAACGCTGAAGTGGGTCGTTCCCGATCTCGTAGAGGAGTCTGCCAATCGCCTGCTGAGTCTTGCCGGCGCCGACATGCGACCAGACAATGACTCGATCTTCCTCGGTGAACGAGCGCTGGATCCTCTCGTGATGCATCGCCTGCTTCACAGGCTTCTGCGTTGTCTCGTCCTTGAGTACAAACTCTACGCACTCGTTGGGATTGCGCCGTGCGACTTTGGCCCTGACTCGCCGATAGCGGTCGAGAGCCATACGAACTTCTGTCTGGTCGGTGAGGAGCATCTAGACAGCGTAGCACGAGATCAATCCACCACCTTGAGAAACAAGACCACCTCTTCACCGGAGATGCGGAACGTCCGCTCGTCCCCGCACTGCGAACACTTCCCACGTTCAGTGGCATCGCCGATGACGCACCAGCAGTTCCACGTACCTATCGCGTCAGGTGCATCTTCGGCTCGGTACTGGATGTAGGCACACTTGACGTCACCATGACCGCAACACGCATTCATCGCGCCTACGATCATTCCAAGACACGCGTCGTAACCGTCGTCTCGATTCGGCAGCCTACAATGTCTGCACTTGTCAGTCATCAGGAAGCCAGATCTCTACATCCTCTTCGTCCTGTTCATCATCACCGGCAGCAGCAGTCTTGATCGCTTCATCGAACGACAACTCCATCACTTCCCGAGCATTCAACCGTACTCCCTTCCCGAGATAAGCATTACGCATGATCCGCTGGTATGGAGAGAGCTCGATCTTCTTCGGCATCAATCTTCTCCCGGTCGTAGAGGACGCAAAAGTTCCTCCAGCTTCTCCATCTTCACTCGCAGCTTTTTCACATCTTCGTACGATCCACTCCATCCGTAATCACCACTCTTCACCTCGTCGCTCTTGCCGTAGCCCTGAGCGATCACACCACATCCGGCGAGCTGGACCTCAAGCTGGTCACATGCACGTTCGATCCGGCGATGTTCCGATAGCAGACAAGTGTACGACTCGATGAACGCCATCAGCATCAGATCGTCGTCATACTTGGGATTCGCAGGTATCGAGATCCGGGCCTTCTCCCCCCGTTTCCCAAAGTGAGATGCACAGAACCGAGCGAGTATCTCGTACATCTCGTCGATAGTAGGAACCTTCGCCTGCGGCCCCTTCAGCCCACGCACGGTGATCTCGTCCGGAATAATGGGGATCAGCCGTGTGGAAGACCAGACACACCGATTGTTCCACCAGACTTCGATCCCATTGTCGCGCATGACTACGAGGAACTCGCCTTGGTCTGTTACGAAGATCGGACCAGCGTACGCCTCGTGGATCTCGACTAGAGTTTCAGGCATCCCCGAAGTGTCGATCTCCTCGTCTGGTACTCTAGCAGAGTCTCTCTTCAGTACGATCTTCATCAGTCGTCCTCGATATTGATCACACCAGGTTCTTGGTGCATGTAGCCGAACTTCAACTCCTCGATCATACCAACGACCATGCACTCGTGGACACCGCTCATCTTACCCTGGATGAACTTCATGGTTCCGTCTTCGTTGTCTATGATCACACCGAGTACGAGTGCTGCGATCTTGTCGGTTCGCAGAATCTTCAGCGCAGCCTTCGTCGACAACCTGATCGCCTCGTCCTGCTCCACCTCGTCGGTGGTGATCGGGATCAGTGTCCCCTTGTCGATCTTGTTGTCGTCAGTCATGCCAGCTCCGCGATGGGCTTCGATCGCAGCCATCCCTTTGCTTTGGTGATAACTTCGATCACAAGCTTGAGATGCTCCTGTGTAGCACACTGCTTACAGAGATCGATCTCTTTTGTCTTGTAGTCACTAGGCCGGCGACCCAGACCCGTAGTGAGCTTAGGTTGCTGGATCGCGATATGTGTCCAACCTTCAGGGATGTCATGCTCGTCCTTCTCCTGACTGGTCTTAGAGCAACCGTCGCACGTGACCTCACACGATGACTTCCTACTCATTGTTCCTCCAGCTTCTCGATCAGATGATTCAGGTACCACTTAGCCTTCTTCAGATCCTTGAGAAGATCTTCCTTCTTCCCTGCTCGTGCGATGTACTTGATCGCGTTGAACTTCATTGCTCCGATGTTCTCTTCGAGGGTCAGCCACACATCAGTGACCTTGATCACCTCGTACGGATTGTCCTTGCCTCCGTAATGCGCTGGGTGATTTACAGCCACTGGCTCGTCTGGTGGACCCCAATGTCCACGACACAGACTGTCGGCGAAAACAAGATCAGTACAGTCTCGGAGCGAACACGTAGGCCCGTCCTCAAAAAGCATAACAAGCTCATGCGGTTCGAAATGCTTACCAGCGAACTCCACCGTCATAACTCCTTTGAGCCCTTCTCGAACAGCTTGCTCATTAGCAACGAACGGATGACCTTGAGGGTACTTGTGATCTAAACAGTAGATCGACTTTTCTGTCGTAGGTTTCTCACATCCTCCGACGTTACACACAGACATCTGGTTATCCTCGTTGTCACCGAGAGAGTGGTAGTGCTTGTTACAGTAGATTGATCCCGCGGTACTGAAGGCGTGACAGTCTTCAGTAATACACTCACTCATCAATCATGCTCCCGAAGACTGCCTCACCAGGAAGCATCTTACGATGTTGGATCCAAGGCGCACGGAAGTTGCCGATGAACGGACCTTGAGCGGTGAAGCTGTCACCGCTCACGTACACCTCTCCGCCGTAGGCCGGATGTGGTGTGCCGACGACGGCAGCGTGCTCGAAGGGACTCATGTGCCCCGCTGACAGGAGCTTATCGTAGCGGTCGAGTGCTTTCTCGACATTCTGCTCCATGTGCCGCTCGTAGGAGATGGCGGCACAGCGCGCGACGCAGAGCTTGACGAGTGTGTCGATGTCCTCCGCGCGACGTGCAGTTGCGATGCCGCAGAGCGGTAGATGCCAGTCACCCGGATCCATCTCGATCGGCGTGCTCTCAATCCTCGCGATCTTCATCGCCCGCGTGACCTTCGCGATCTCTGGCTGCGCGTGCTCCGAATCGCGAAGCGCGAAGTAGTTGTCCCACTCTGTCGCCGACACGATCACCGTGTGCCAGGCGAAAGGCTCAAGGAGCCGGTTCGCCCACTGCTTGTGGAGACCGATCGACGCGAGGCTTGCAGCTTGCAGACACGCGTAGTCCTGGGCCAACGCCCACGAGAGACGCGCCTTTTCGGCGTCGGCGACCTCCTCGGCCTTTGCCTGCATCCCACGCTTGTTCTTGCCGAACGAGAGAGGAACATAAGGGTTCGCCTGGATCTGCGCGATGCGCCTCTTCACCGGGATCGCGCGCGAGCTGGCAGAGTTACGACTGAATACCCGATGCGTATTGAACTCAGCAAGCACGATCCGAGGGAACGTGCAGCAGAGCGTAGTCAGGCGAACACCCGACGCGATAGAGTCAGCGAGGACGACAGCCTCGTAAGGTCCAGGTGTCTTCGTGGTCTGTTCAGTCATTTCTCTCTCGCTGACAACCTACCTGCGATGTAGCCGTCGATCCACGTCTTGTATCGGTCGGGAGTCTCATCTTTCCCGAGCTGACCTTCTCTCCCGATCACGATTCGCATGCCCCCTGAATCGATGGTTAGCACTGCATCCAAGCTCACTTCCGCCAGCCCAATCATAATCTGATCCGCACCGTTCTTTACAACCGTAATCATCAAGCACCTCCAGCCTATGCCTTGTGCGATCAGACGTTACTTAGGCGAACTCTCACCCCGTCGTATCAGCTCGTCACCCAACTCGACCTGTGCGTCCCAAAGACGTGCCCAGTCATCATCCTCAACATCCTCTTCCTCCAAGAGGAACGACGCTATTTCGATCTGCATAGCAGCTCCCCAGTACCGAAGTACTCGTCTCTTTGCCTCACGCTGAGTCATCGGCGTCTTCCCACTCGTGGCGCAAGAGCTTCACCTTCTCTCCTGCCGCACCCATGATCCAGACAGATCTATTGTGCGAGTGCCTCTTCGGTGACCCGTCCGAGTAAGTATGCCTCTCAGTCTCGCCAAGAACCTCGTACTCGTTCCCCAGCTTGACTCCGTGCTTCTTTTCGATCGGAGGCTTATCTATGACTCGTACTCTCATCGGATCTGACTCATCGCGTTATTCGGAATCAGTCCTCTGTGATTGAGACACCCGATCGTGGATTTTCCCAGCACGCGGATCATCAGCTTTATCATCGCCCCTCCATATCCGTATCAAGTTTGAGAACCTGTCTTCTCCCATGGTCCTAGCTCAGCGATCGTTCGACGAGCCTCCTCCACCTCTTCTGATGATACGAAAGGCTGGCGATCCACGTCTACGATCAACTTCTGCCGAGACGTACGTATCTCTGCTATCGGCCACTTCTCAAGCAGATAGGCTATGACCGCAGCGATCTGCCCTCTGTCATAGCCACTCCACCCTCTCGGGGTCATATCTACCTGCATCACCAGCACCCCTTCGTCAGAGCCGCTTCTATAGCCTTCCCGATGTCTTCTACCTCAACCTCTTCCACGCTTACCTGGGGCCTCAGCTAGATGGTCCGCGTGCTCTTTGTCCCCGGTTATCTTCACGATCCAGTTGTGACCGAAGCCGTCACCGTGCCAGACGATCTAGAGAACTATCACCAGAACACCCGTGCGAGTAGAGCTATAGAGGCGAGAAACATCATGATCGCAATCCCTGTGAATGCTCCTGCCAGCCCGATGAAGAAGTCTCTCACTCTACTTCTTTCGAGGCGAAGTACTTCTTGAGCATCCCGGCGAGGTCAACTTGAGCACTCGTGGCGTTCTTGGCCTTCAAGTTCTCCAGCTTCTCCACCAACTCCCGAACGGTCTGCTCTTTCTGATCAACATCAACCAGCTCCTCAAGGCGGAAGGACGTGCTGACAAACTGTCCGTTCACCTCGCTCCAGTACTGGCATTCGATCCATGTGCTCATCGTGTTACTCACAGCACGCACGGTCATCAGTGGTCCTCCGGCCTTGCTTCGCACCGTCGTACCTACCTTGAACTCTTCACTCATCTCACTCCTCCAGTTCTCTATCGATCAAGTTGTCCAGCTCTTCGGTTGAAAGCTCAGTATCTTCAGTCTCTTCCGGGGGCTCGTCGTCCTCGGGATAGTCGACAGGAACATCGTCGACTACGATCTCCTGCTGTCTAGCGCGAGCGAGGGTCTTAGACAGTCCCTCCAGCTCCTCTAGTGCTTCTTCGTGGGTCATGTCCTCGATACCCAAGTCCATCGTGTCGATCGGGTTACCTACGCGCAGACGTTCTATCTCCAGTGCTGTGCGAATGGCGTCGTTCCCTCTCTTCACGATGTACGTAGAATCCTTGAGGATTTGAGCCATCATCCGCGCTGTCATGTCGTTGTCCGGATCCTTGAGCATTTCGGCTAGACGAGTGGAGAGCGGACCGCAAGCCAGTACGATCTTGCCGATGATGTTCGCCATCGCCAGTGCATTCACTCCGGCTCGCTGCGCAGCCTGCGCTTCCTGCGACCTAGCCTGGATCGCGTCCTTCCGTGCTTCCTCTCGCTCCTCGGACTTCTTCGTGCGCTCTTCCTCAAGGATTCTCGACCGTTGGAGGCGTGCTCCCTCCTTGTCAGCTTGAAGCTGATCCTTGATTGGGATGGCGTAGGTGTACTCCTTCCAACCATCTTCCCAGCTTCGCTTGGCGAGTTTCCACCCACAGCCTGCGATCCTCGCTGCGTGAGCGTGGTTCCCCGGACTCTCCCGATACCCCTCAACGAGGCGGTCGTACAGCTCCTGTGTGAGTCTTCTTCGGCCCATTTCAAATGCAGTCTAGGTGGTGCTCACGATCTGCCTATCTGGCAAGAGCTGTCGTCCTTTAGACATCAAGAAGATGGATAGGACGAGATCGTGGTATTGTTCATTCCGCACAATCCGCACAGGGTGCAGAGGATCTAGTAAACTATCTCGACTAGCTCAACACCAATAGTGTTCGAGCTATGAGGTAGGACTGCGAGTCGCGCACTCCCTCGAATCGACATGATCACAGATTCGGGGTTGTCTGCGCTCAGACTACCTACAGTACGCCACTCGACACAGATCCAGTCGTCGCTTTCCGGGTCTCCGATATAGACACTGTCACCATGTTCAATAACGTGTTTTGTCTGGGTGGTCTTCCCAGACTTGATCTGCTTCTTCATCCGTCTAGATCCTCTCCACCGTGATACGGTAGCGCTCTCCATTTCCTAACACTGTCTCGACCAACGCCGGACCCTCAAACGGGATCGGTGGGTCACCCTCAACAGGCACTGAAAGACCACTTCCAGGATCTTCTGGAGTGCCGTAGTAGCTATCCGTCACCTCGTACGGATCTTCCATTGCTCCTGCCAAGAACAGACATAGCTCAGCCGTTGTCATCACTCTTCTCCTTGAAGTGTTTGTATAGGATCCGACGCACTATATCCGCCTCCGAGACAGGTCGGTGCGGATTCTCTTTCTGCACGCGCTTCCGCTCCTTCTCGATCAGCTCTTTGAGCGCAGGTTTACACCGCGTGAAGATCACAGCTGTGAGCCCTGCGCTTGGTCGCCCCATGCGGCGGAGCATAAACCGCTAGCGGCTAGCATGCAAGTGGAGTATGCTCCAGCGATGGCTAACACAATCAAGATCCAATACATGGAAGTCACCAAACTTCCGCCGGCCGATGTAAACCCCAAGAAACACGACATCGAGCAGCTCAAGCAATCGCTCCAGCGATTCGGTATGGTTGCTCCGATCATACTCAACGAGACCACTGGAAAGCTGGTCGTCGGGCATGGACGAAAGGAGGCACTCCTCGCACTCCAAAAGGATGGGGCAGATCCACCTAATCGTATTCGTGTGACGAGGGGAAAGTGGATGGTTCCTGTGCTACGTGGAATCGACTTCGCGTCAGCCGAAGACGCACGTGCATATCTCCTCGCAGACAACCGACTGACTGAGATCGGCGGATGGGACTCGGACGCACTGATGAAAGAGCTACAAGCTCTGTCGGCAGAAGGCCCAGAGATGCTGCTCGGGATCGGCTGGAGTGACAAAGAACTGGAGAAGCTGCTCGCCGAAGGACAGGACTTCGAGGATGGTCGTCCAGGTGTTACCGATCAGAGCGAAGCCGAGCGCTTCCTAGAGTCGACGATCAAGCAGTTGGCTATGTTCTGGAACGCGAAAGATTACGACGAAGTGCTCGACATGCTGGAACGGGTCATGGTGCGCGAAGAGCTGGACAACCATTCGGCTGTGCTGAAGTGGCTCTTGGAGCAGTACTGCGAAAAGAACCCCGAGGAGACAGCAGATGATCCCCAAGCTGACAGCGACGAGGACTAGAGGCGACTGGATAGGTCAGGTCGCCAAGAACAAGCACGGACCCCGCGAGATAACGCCTCCCTTCGGTCTGTACGACGAAGCAGATAACCTCATCGCATTCGCACGACGTGGGTTCTTTACCGCGAACGAGATCCTCTACCTCCACGCCAAGACCCCAGGACTTCCCTACACGAAAGCACGACGCACAAACGGGATGCTCTCCCGATCGTGCGTCTTCGGATTCATGCCGCGCGATGCTCTTCGCCACGACTACTGCCGCGTGTCGGCGCTCGCAAGAAGGCAGCCTCAACTCGGGCTGTTTCTAGAGAAGATGGGTCGCAAGCTCTCAGAAGAGTTACGCACGACGCACCCCGAACAATGGGAAAAGCAACGCAAACTCATCGGAAAGATCTCCGCGACCTGGCGAATGCCAGGAACGATCTACACAAGCGGTATCATCAATCTGAACAACCTGCTCGTCTACCATCGTGATCTCGGAAACTTCCCCGACTCGTGGAACGCTATGGTCTACCTCCGAAAGGCCATGTCTGGCGGAGACCTTGTGATCCCCGAGTACGGACTCTTGGTTCGTATGGGAGATGGCGACTCGATCTGGATGGACGCTGCTAAGAATCCGCATGGTGTCACCACGATGATTCCTAAGCGAGAAGACAGCTATCGGATCAGCCTTGTCTGGTATGCGCTCAGGTCAATGGTACATTGCGGAACTCCAGAAGAAGAGCTGATCCATATCCAGCAATCGAAGACTGGTGCTGCTCGACAGAAACACTCACGTAATGCAGAAGCGCTTCGCGAGAAGATCATGAAGGCTGCTAAGAAGAAGCCATGAAGAAACTCCTACTGATTACAGGCTGCCCCCGATCGGGCACGACATACTCTTCTCGAGCCTTCCGTACCTTCAACAAGGAGTTGATGCCACACGAACAAGTCGGCGACGTTGGTACAGTGAGCTGGTACTTCGGTCCAGAGAAGTGGTTGGAGCGGATCCCTGAAGGGAAAGACAACACAGGTCTACGTCACCACATCAAAGGTGAGAGCCCTGCTGACTTCGAGTTCGCAACCACCGTGCTCGTTGTTCGACATCCACTCAAGGTCATCCCATCGGCAAAGAAGATCGTAACGCAACGAGACTGGGACTGGGCTGCGAAACATGTCGACTTCGATCCTAAAGCTCCACGACTCATCCGAGGCGCAGAGTTCTGGATCGCGTGGAACGCACTCATTCACAAGCGAGCAAACTTCTTCTACCGTGTCGAAGAGATGGAGAAGGCTTGGGAGTCACTACTCAAGGCGGCTCGCTTGCCTTCGGTACCCTTCCCACCACTAAAGATCACCGTCAACCAGGCTCGGGGATGGAACACACCGGAGCTACTGACTCTAACCGATCTCAAGAAGCTGAGTGCGGACACCGCTCGTCGTGTCGTTGATGCTGCTGAGATCTACGGATACGACCTATGAGAATCCTACTCTTCAGCCTGATCCAGGAAACGTGGGGTATCGGCGCAGCTACGTTCACTTCCTACCTCTACCAGAGTCTAAAGAAGGAAGGTCACGATCCGATGATCTTCAAGGTCGGGGCCAAGCGTCGAAAGAACATCACGTTCGCGTTCGGGATCCCTGCGATGACTATCCCCCTTCAGGAAGCTCAGGCGCTAGCTTCAGCGCACCCTTCTCTGATCACTTACGCGAACGTGAAGACACGCGGACCAGAGGCGTACTCACTCATGCGGAGCTGTCCTCTAGTGTTCCACGACCACAACGAAGCCACCGCAAACCAGCTCACTGCGATGCGAAAGCATCAGCGAGTTATTGTGATCCGCAAGCCGATGCAAAAGTGGCTCGCTGAACGGGGAGTGAAGTCCACCTTCATACCACATCCGTACGTTCCATACGAAGGCGATCGGGAGTCGAACCATCCTCATGTTCGCGCGCGCTCTATCGCTTTCCTAAACTTCCGTAAACACCAAGAGATCATCGCGCAAGCGAATGTCCTCGTACCTGATCAACCATGTCTCATGCATGGCAAGGTCAACCGGATGTTCGTTCATTTCAAGCTGTCCAAGGTACCGACCTGGAAAGACCACTACGAAGGTGCCTTCGCTGATAAGCCAGGAGAATCGATCCGCCTGTTCGCGAAGTGTGAGCTTGCGGTCAACCTCACCAAGCTGAAAGAAGACGGCGACGGCACCGAGTACAGCATGCTCGAAGCATGGGACGCAGGAGTTCCGCTCGTCGTGCATCGTGGTTGGATCTTGACTGGTGAAGATGAGATCCGTGAGAACCAGACTGCTCTAGCTGTCGATAACGCTGAAGAGCTAGCTACTCTTCTTCTAGATGGTGTGTCGTATGGCCTCCGACGTCGGCTCGTCAAGAACGGCAAAAGACAGATCAAGGTTCATCTGCCCAAGACTGTCGTTCCTCAGTACCTCTCAGCGCTAGGGATCTAGTACTATATTCCAAGCTCCTACCGTATCCCCGTGAAGATCCCGAATAACCCGGGAGTGAAACGGCTTGAGATCGGCGTGCTTCATTTTGTGTGACAGATGATCTGCAATACCTTGTAAGGTGATAGCGATGTCTATACCATCACGCATCCCATCGGTGCCGAACTCGATCTCAAGCGTGAACTTCTTGGTCACAATCCCACCTCCTTGAGCGCACGGATCAACGACCCGTCTTCATCACGCACCACCTCAACAGCCTCCGCTGTGTGATCAAAGCGATCCTCAACCACGTCGTTCACCAAGAGTCGTCCGCATGCGGGCAGACCCATGATCAAACGATCGTACGGCACACCTGCTCGCTTGAGCTGTGTAACCGTCCCCACACGAGCGTCATCTGAACGAGACGTACATAGCGCGATGTGCACATGACCCGTTGCGTAAAGATCTGCTATCTTCTCACAGTTGACATCAAGTGGTGTAGAGTCTCTCCAAGTCTTCCCGAACGTGCGGTGGCTAGACTCCAGTAGAACACCATCGATATCAAGAAAGATCGTGCGGTACGACCGCCTGAACTTACGCCACTTGTCTCCCGTCCCCCAGTCAAAGTAGCGTGTGGTATCAGCTGCCGTAAATCTCACATTGAGATTGCGGCTTACAAGTGTTCCGATCGCGTCTGCCATTGTCTCGACCACGAGACCATCTAGCATTGACGCACGTCTTACAGCATACGCGCCTGAACAGAACCAACGCGTAATAAGATCACTTTCATGGCTGTCCCACACGATGTCGTTACGTCTGTCGACAAAACTCAACTCCTTGGGATTGATCGGCCCATGCTTGAGTACGTCGCAAACACTCACCGCGTTATCACCAGGCATGATATTCGCCTCAACCAAGTTGTCGCAGTCACGCACGAGGACTGGAGGATCTCCTTCTGGGCAAATCATCTCCAGTGCCAGCCGAACCGTCTCCATTCGATGGGCAGTCGGTTGATCCAACGTGACCACCTTCGTGTCCGGCATCCCTGCCTTACAGAACTCCTCGTAGACCTGGTCGACCGAAGGACCAAATGGTACATCCGGAACAACGACATGTGGTGTCCAGTGCTCTGCGAACGGACGCGCTGCCTCCGCAGCCATGATGTTTCCGCTCGGGTGAGTAAGTCCCCACTTCGGGCCCCACCCCTTGAAACGGGATGACTCACCCATGCAGGTTACGATCATTATCCCTTTCTCACTCATAGGTCTCTCTCCAGTTCAGCTATGATCCAGTCCGTAACACGACCCGGAGGAGCGTACGGAAGCAGTCGTAGTAAGTTCAGCAGATCGAACACTGGCATCCAAGAATCCCACCAGTCGTGTGAGCTGAAGGTCTCCAGCAAGATGCCGTCGATCGCAGTCAACCGAGCCGGCTCGACCTCTGGTGTGAACAGAGTGATCCACATACGCTCGGTGTCCTGTCGTAGCTTCGCAATATCGAACAGAGGAGTCGGCAACACCATGTCCAAGAAGTCGATCAGGGCTACTCCCCACGGAGGGTGCTTCTCACAGTCGCAGAGAACATTGCAGAGCGTAAGATCACCATGATAGTAACCGAACGGGATCGGCACATCTCTCGCGTCATCAATCAGACTGATCGTGTCCTTGAACCCCTGCTCGAACACTGGATGGTTCCCATGCTTCCGACGTGTCTTCGTGCGTACGTCGTCGATCTTGGTTAGCAGCGTGTTCAGCGGAACTCTTCCCATCTGCGCGCTGTCTACCTGGCGACTGACAAAGTTCACCACCTCGGCAGTGTGATCCACCCACTGAGGACAGACAACAGCGAGACCTACGCCTTCCACGCGCTCCATCTCCATGTGAGTACGTCCCTTGACCGAGGTGACTTCGAGTACCTCTACGGCTCGCACGTGTTCGCTACGACGAAACTCGCTCTGTCTTCGTGCGGCAGTCTCAAGACGAACAGCACCGTCGCCTGTCGCGACCTTGTGCATGTTCCCGCCCATGATCCAGAGCTTCGCACCCGAAAGACTAGGTCCGATCACAGTCACCGAATAACCTTCGCGAGCTTGGCATCGAGGGCGGTCTCCGCGCGGCACAGCTTGCAGTGACACCCCCAGAGACACGCCCGCTCTTCAAAGTTCCTCGCAGTCAGCACCACCGCGATCAGCTCGGGCGCGAGGCGGTAGAGGTCGGTCTCGATGTCGCGCCGTCCGGTCGTTCCGACGCCTGCGGCGCTGAGCATGTGAGCCAGCTCCACCCTCTCGGCCAGTCGATCAAGGTCAGTCATCACACAAACCCTTCCTTAGCATCGATCTGCTGCTGAAACGCCTGAAGCATCGCGGGGTTCTGCTCCTTCTTCAGAATAAGCTTTAGCTCCGCAAAGAGACTCTTCTTCTTGGTGTTGTGCCTGATCAGGTGTCCGTACCTTCGCACGAGGTAGTCGCAGCTCGCCAGCTCTGCCTCCGCGCGTTCTTCACGCGTGAGGTCGGACTGAATCCCACCCATCGCGGTGTAGCTCTTCGTCAAGCAACCGGCTGTGTCTACTCGGATCACCTTCCCGTACCGAATATAGTACAAGATCGTACGCTCATAGTCGCTCTTGCCGACCTGAGTCACCTTCAGTCGAGGGTCTTGTGTCGACACGAACCCGAACGCGTGCGCGACCACGAGCTTGAGAGACGTGGTGACCTTGCCTCCGAAGTAGAACGGGTTGGAATGAGGAACGATCCCCCACAATCCGGCACGCCCCACGGTAGTCCACCCGGTCATGATCACATCAAGCAGCTCTTCGTCCTTGGCTGGTCGTGCTCGGTTGTTCTCGTCAGGAACACAAACGTTCACATCATCTTCTAGCACGAACACGCGAGTCCTCTTCGGGTAGAACATGTGGATCGCGTTGAACTTCTCGGTCACGTTGTGAGCTTCCGTGACTTCGAGCTTCGGCCTGTTTGGAGGCATCAGATCAGGTCTACGCCACTCCTTCAACATCTTCCAGTAGTCCTCCTTGTCCCGCTTATCACTAAGGAAGATCCGCACTTCTTCAGCAGCTTCGGGAGCCGTCGTCGAGTAGAGCCAGTCCAATGTCTCTTTGAGCCGGTCAGCTCGGCGGTGACTCGGGATCGCTATACTGAACTTCATCCTCTTCCTCCTCAACCTGTAGATCACCAGAGACAATAGCTCGACTTGTTTCTACGATGTCGTCTCGATCGCCATCGATCGCAATAAGAGCTATCATTGCGTCTAGACATTCTCCTTCACCTAGTTGCTCGATCAACGCAGCACGTGGGAGGTGGAGCTTGGACGTGTCCTCCTCACAGACAAGGCGCACTTCATTTGTCTTGTCTGCGACGGTCGCCAGATCGGAAGACTTTGGAACAACTGGCCATCCGATCTGGCAGCCCCGACAGGTATTTCCGCCTCCGCTCCCCGGCCGTTCGACTCGCTCACTCATGCTTGTGCCTTGTGCAACGTGCTACCGTTTAGGGGCTAGGCCCCCCAAAAATGCCTACCGCTAGGGGGCCTAGCTGCCTCTGTGTGGGCCGTTAGGGGGTGCGCCGCCACCCCCCTAGCCTCAAGCGGCTAGCACCCGGCTAAGAGCCGCACAGGGGCTCTCTCACCCAACGAGCCGGAGCGTCTGCGTGACCGCAGTGAAGACCAGATACTCTCGCGTCTTGAGGTCTGTGAGCGCCTCCGATGTCATCATCTTCAACCCTTCGTTACTCGCGCATTGCTGAGCGAACCATGCTTCTGGAGTGGTCACTCCAGAAGCATGGATCGAAACGACCTCCTGCCGACAAGCACCCTTCGTCTCCTTGGACAACTCCTTCCAACGCGGAAGAGCATCCGTAGCACGAGCGAGGTCGTACGCACGACACACCTCATGTGCCATACGAGCTGCTTTATTGATCCACTTCTTGTCCTGATTCTTTCCCATCCTGCTTCTCCTTTGCTTCGATCTTCTCGATCACTGCGTCCACTTCATAGACAACGTATGATCTGTAACGATAATCGTCAGTCTTGTACGTCCTCTGTTTCGGAAGCACGCACGGCTGAAGATCCACCGACCACGTGACTGTCGCTTGCCACCGTCCGTGCCGATTCACGTACATGTGAACGTCGTAGTTCTTCACTTCGCACCCTCCCGCACTTACATGACGATCCATCGTAAAGTTTGCCTGTGTTCAAACATCCTAGACAGATCTTATTCTTTGTGATCAGACGTCTCACTTGCCTTCCCAGCAACCGAAGACCTTGAGCACTCTCGCAATATCGGGCGGCTTCCATCCTTCCGGCTTGGTCACCTTACCGTCACTACGAACGAGTGGCTTCCCTTCCGGCCCAAGCTTCGCCATGTTCGATCGGTGCACCACATCAAACACTTGCTCCAACGGGATCCCGTAAGTGAGAGCCGTTCCGCAGATGATGTAGACCATGTCCGCGAGGCCATCCGCGATCTCTTCCATGTCATGCGCTTCTTCACCCGCGAGGTACTCCATGTACTCCTCGTGCAGCAGACGCATCCTCAACTCACGCGCTTCCTTGTCCGACGGAGTACTCATAGGCAAGCGGCATTTCTTCGAGATCGGTATGCTAAATACCCTCTGGAACTTTTCGACCATCTTCATAGCACTATGCATACTTGATCTCTCCTTCTTCGACGTGCCAGTGCTCGGTTAGAAGCCCCTTCAGCTGCGTCTTGATCTGATCATTATGTGTGATCAGCAACACGCATCGGTCTTCTGCAAGACTAGCGATCACGTCGCGCACCGCCTCCACACCCTCTTCATCGAGCGCGTCGAACACTTCGTCAAAGAAGAGCGTACCTGACTCGACTCCGTGCGCAGCTTCTGCCATCTCGGCGAGAGCGAGCATCAGCGCTACGTCGATCCTACGCTGCTCGCCGCTGCTCGCTGCTTCGTAGCCGTGCCCGTTCCCCGCACCCTCGATCTCAAGACCGATCGCGTCTTTCAGGCTGCCGTCACCTCTCTCGGCATAGGACGATAGCTTCAGCACCAGTTCTGTCTCATCGATAGCAGCGACACGGCCGAGCCACGAGTTCGCTACCGCTTCGATCGCAGACAGAGCATTGGCGAGCAGATGTGCGCGGACACCTTGTGTCGACAGTACGCGGTCCACCACTTCGAGCGTCTCTAGCTCTTTGCGTGTCTTCTCCTCGTCTTGTTCGCACTCAGCAACGGTATCTGTAAAGTCGATCACGTCTTCTGCGATCTTCTTGCGGCGCTCTTCGCGGTTCTCTTGCCGCCTCGTTGCCGCCTTCGCTGACTCGACACGTGAATGTAGACCGTAGTGCTTCTGAGTCAGTTTGTGCTTCGTCGCCTTCAGGTTCTCGTACTGCTCTTCGGTGGCTTCGCGGTGCTCTTTGGCAACCTTCCGTGCTCCAGTCGCTGTCGCACGTGCTTTCGCCACATCCACCCGAGCAGAACGCGTCATCTTCTCAGTGATCTTCTGCCCACATGAAGAGCACGTTCCTCCTTCTAGAAGCCGTTCATGCTTTTCCGCATGAGCGATCGCTTGATCTGCTTCCCAGACAGCTTTGTCTGCCTCTTTACGCGCACGGTTGATCGAGCGAAGGGCGACTGCGGTTCGCGCTATCTTCCCCTCAACTATAGAGTAACTATCCTCCAGCGCTTCCACGTTCTCAGGCTCTTCCTCATCGAGAGAGATCTCCGCATCCTTCAGCCGCGCCTCTGCTGTCTGTAGCTCCGACTGTGCCTGATCCAGCCCGTAGGTCGCGGCTGTGTACTCACGTATCACACACTTCTTGTCTTCCCGACAAGCAGTACTCGCTACCTCGAAGCGATCGAGCCCGAGCAACTCTTCGAGCATGCGCTTCCGGAATGCATCAGTCGCCGTGGTGAACCGAGCTACATCACGCGACGAGAACACGTTGATCCTACGCCAGATATCAAACGACCCGAACAATGTGGTGGTGTGTTCTAGCGCGTCTCTCACACGGGTGAAGCTGGTCTTATCGTCGAAGGTGGTCTTCACCTTGCTCTTCGTTTTTACGCGTTCGATCTTGTGGTCGTTCGCCTGGACGACCACGCGTCCCTTATCACCGGACCATCCGGGGTTGCGCTTGCGAAACGTCGTACCCCACAGACAGAGCGCGACTGCCTCGATCAGTGTGGTCTTCCCACTCCCGTTGCGTCCGGTGACGAGCACTAGTCCACGTTCAGGAAAATCTACGGTTGTATCCTCATGCGAGAAGACACCCTCCATTTCGATCTTGGATACGCGCATCTACTTGGCCACAGAGGGTACGATCTCCCACGCGTAATCAGTCCACGCGTGCAACCAATCGAAGAATGTCTGTAGCGCCTGTTCACAATCAGCAACCGCGCGATGCTTCTTCACCTCTTCGTCTTTCGCTCTGGTGGCAAGTTCTTCATCGATCTCCAACCAGATCGTCTGTAGCGTAGACACGTCGAACACACGATGATGCAGCGCTGTTCGAAGTAGCGGCATCTGCTGTGTGATGAATCCGAGATCGAAGTGCGGGGAGTAACCAGCAATCTGGATCTTGCCAAGTTCGAACCCAGCGAAGCGCATGTCCTGAAGAAGTCTCTCTTCGATCCCACGCAAGCTCATAGACTTACCATGGTTCGAAGACCGGCACTCTACGAGCACAGCCTCATAAAGACCAGAGTCCTTGTGCATCTCCAAGACATGGGCGTTCTTGATCTTGCTGACATCCGCCTCCCGATTCAAACACTGAAACTCACCGAATCGCCGGAGCACGTGTCGTTCAGTATCGACCTCAATAAAGATCGCACCGACCTCCAGGATGTCGTCCTTGCGTGGGTTGAGTCCCGTCGTTTCCAGATCCAGAAAGAGTAGCTTCATCACCATGCTCCCTTCAATCGCAAACGACGTCGTCCGCGTTGTCGTTTCTTTGCCTGCCGAACCGCCGCCTCCGCAAAGAAGACCACGATTTCCGATGCGCGTTCGTAACCCAGATCCGGCTCCTTGAGCATCTTCTCACGGAAGCGATCACGAAGGTAGTCGTGGGGTAGCTCTGTCTGCGTACGCAGCCACGCCGTCTCCCACATCGCCAGGTTGACTACGTCCTGCATCGTAGCCTTGACCGAGACATTCTCTGACCAAAACAGATAGCTCTTCGCCAGCTTCTTGGCGACGGGAACATTGATCGCTTCGAGACTGGAACGACGCTCGTCACGGTCGAAGATCACCGTCTTCCCCTTCCTCTTCACACCGAAGGAGACTGTGTTTTTCTTCACTACGATCTGCATGTTCTAGATCCCTAGGTACTTACGCACTCTTCGACCCACATCCTTACGCGACACACCATCCGGAACATCGAGGTACTTCAAGTATTGCTTGAGCGACTCCTTCAACGTCGTACCACTTCGCGCTGCTGCCGCTGCCGATCGTGCCTTACGACGAACAACCTCCGCATCAGGCTCTACGCGAACACCGCCAACGTAGGGAAAGTCTTTCAGCCCTCGCGCCATTTCCATGGCGTCAGCTATCTCGTCCGGCTTAGCTTTGATCTTGATGAAGATCGTGTACCCAGCACCATCCAACGTACCGACATACCACTTGTCCATCTCAGCAAGAAACGTTGCAGGATCACAGATCTCCGTGTAAGTGTAACTCAAGAACCGTGGACCGGGGATCACCTCGTACGAAACCTTGTCCTTTTTGAAATCGTAGAACCAGACACGACCGTAGTCCATCCCTGGATTGTCAAAACCAGTTGGACACAGCGCACCACACTGGATCACACGATTCGACCCCCATGTCTTAGGGTCGTGCCAATCACCGGCGAACACGCGGACGCCCTCCTTCTTAGCGAACTTGACCAACTCCAACGCAGGAATCCCTGACATGAAGTCTGGTGTATCCACGTCCGCGATCCCCGCATGGATCCCTACCCACTTCGCACCGTAGTCTACTGGCACTTTATCTGGTCCTGCCCACTGCACAAGAGCAGCATCGAACCCCTTCTGGATCCAGTCCAACGACGCCTCGCGGTACGGAATCAACACACCGCGATCCCACGACACATGAGGTGTATCGTACACACGATGCTCTGTTCCCGTATGAAACGGGTACATTGCATGGTCGTTAGGATCTAATGACGTGATCTCGTGGTTCCCCAACAGCAAGTCGATATCTTCAGCTGGCTTGAGTACGTGCATCACTGCGCCAAGAACCTGCGGAGACGGCTTCGGTACGTCGAACAGATCACCCAAGATTACTGGATGCGCGCTGTTCACGTCATAGGCAGTGCTCATTGCACGATGGAGTACATCGAGCACAAGACGACAACGCTCGTTGATCCCTGAGCGAATCTCGCCGCCGAAGCCTTTGTGATTCCCAACATGAACATCACTGAGGAAGGCGATCTTTGTCATGCCGTACCTCCACTCACAACAGCAAGCCCGTACCCCGCAGGAGCCTCGGCTAGTGTGATCATCACATCTTCCCCTAACCTAGTAGTCCAGTACATAGGACGCACTACGATCCGAACTCCGTGGTTAGGACAACTCACCAACAGAATCACGAGATTCTTGTACTCTCCAGCGATCGCCTCAATCATCGTCGGCATCATCATCGTCTTCGTAGTCAAGATCGTCCTCGTCGAAGTCTTCTTCCTCCGGTTCTTCCACCAGACTCGAAGGTTCCCACTCCAAGATCTCCATCGCCTCCCAATAGTTCTCCAGACTCTGCACCCCCGGACCAGCGTAGCCTCCTTCACGCGGCTTGATCAGCTTCATGCGCTTCGCATGCTCTAGTGTTGACCAGACGTTGTTGTAGCCGGTCATGTAGTCGAAACGAACACGAGCCTTCCGGAACGGTGGCGCGAGTCGGTTCTTTACCGCCATGATCGTAACGACTTTCCCCGTGTGCTCATTACGCTTGTTCTTGATCCCCTTGCCACCGAAGAACTGAATACGCAACGACGAGTAGAACTTCGGAGCGTTCCCTCCTGGTGTGTTCGTCTTGTCACCGAACATCACCCCGATCTTATCGCGTGTCTGGTTCATCATCATCAGATGCGTACGCTTACGAGGAAGGATTCGGTTCAGCTTCTTCAGCTCGATCGCGATTATTCCAGCTTCAGATGCAACCTTCCTGTCACCCGGAGCACGCTCGATGTCTGTCTGCGCAACAGCACTTGCGATCGAGTCCCACCCCATGAGCATCGGGCACACACGTTCGTCATGCGCTTCGATGAACATCCGCATCTGGAGCAGCGTGTCTTCAAGCGAGAACGCTTCGAGCATGACCAACTCATTGAGGTTGATCCCCGACATCTCTGCCCGCCCCTCGTCAAAGGAGTTCTCAGGGTCAGCAAGCGCTGCAATGCCCCCGATCCTCTGGCACTGCGCGAGCGCCTTGTAGAGCAAACTTGTCTTCCCGCAACCATTCGGACCGAACACCTCACTGATGCGTCCGACAGGTAATCCTCCCCTTTCAGGAGTACCGATCACGTAGTTGTCTAGAACGTCTATGCCAGACGGAATGAACTCTTTGATCTGCTGGGCCGCTTTACGTTGCGCTCCCACCGTCATCGCAGAGCCCTTGCCGAACTTCTTTTCGATCACAGCCATCGGCTTCGCTCGTAGTTGTGCGATCGACAACTTCTTGCCAGACGCTTTCGCGATCTTGGAGACCTTGTGCTTTTTCTTAGCCATGATGCACCGAGAAGGATTTGAACCTCCGCCCTCAAACGTTTATCCGCTCAGACATCCCCTGAAGGCTCCAAGTTTCGGTGCTTACGACCCCAGGTGTAATCAGGGGCCAGCGGCGAACAGCCGCTCTATCACGCCTTGCAGCGCGTTCGATCACTCTTCTTCGTCTTCATCTTCCTCCTCTTCTTCGTAATCCTCCCAATCAGCGTCCTCGATCTCGTCCAACTCCTCATCGATGGACTTCTTCGAGCGACGCCTCTTGCGGGACGACCCGCTGTCCTCGTCGTCTTCGTCGTCGATCTCTTCGCCGCGCATCTTGGCCTCGATCTGATCCGCGGTCGGTACTACGGCGAAGCGCTCTAACGCGTGCTGGTTCTCGATCCAGGCGTTCATGATTGTTGCGTCTTCGTGCAGCGGTGTAGACCGCCCTTTGCCCACGGGGTAGACCTTGTACTCCGTGTTGAGCTTCTCACCCTTCTTGCGAACGACGATGTCGAAACCCTTGATCGGGTTCACGAAGTTCCCGCCCAAGTCCGGATCTTTCCTCATCTCGATGAACTGCTCTTCGATCTGAGGACCGAAGTTGATAACACGCGGACCAGCTTCCTCTTCCTTACGAAGAATCGCGTTCGCGTAGTTGTTCCTACGAGGTCGCAAGTCCTTAGCAAACTTGAGATCCACCTTGTTCTTGGATCGAAGAAGCTTGTCACGCTTGTTGCATCCAGGGCAGAACTCCTTGGCCATGAGCCTCGGGCATACGAACGAGACCCACCCGATACCGGGCACGTTGATCAGATGCTCGTAGATACGACGACGCCACTTGTTACCGGGGAGCGGAGGGATAAGCCGAATGATGTTCTTACCCGCCTTCCACTTGAAGATCATCCCACCTCGGGACGAATCCAAATCCTCCTGGTCGTCATCGGCATCGTCCAGCGTGTAATCCCCGTACTTGACGAGACTGGATCCCGTGCTCTTACGCTTCTTCTTTTTCTTCTTCCTGACCATATTATCCTCCGGTGTCTAACGCCTTCATACGGCTGTGCACCAACACCCTCTGCATTGTGCAGAAGGTAACGTTTTAGTCATCTTCTTCGTCGTCTCGCTGTGCGCGATATTGCTCACGAAGCGAAGGATTTCCTTGCATCTCAGCACGGATGTGAGCCCCGAGGCTAACGAGCATATCTCTCTTGCCCTCTAAAGTCTTGAGGATCCCGCGCAATCGCTCGCGTTCTATGCGTGCATCGATAGCAGCGATCTCCACCTTCTGTACGATCTGGCTAGCCTCGACCTTCGCGTTGGCTCGCGAATCGGTCATCTTATCGCCCGAGTCGGAAGCCTTCGCTCGAATGAACAGCTGCTTCTTCGCACGCACACGCTTGACCTCACGCTCTGCGTAAAGCTGTTCTCGCAATGCTTCCACGTGCAGCTCGTTGTAGCGCGCGATCTGCGGACCGATCGTCGTGTATTCTAACTCGATGTCAAGTGGATCTATTTCCATGACTTCGAGCACAGCGTCGAGACTCGTGTCGTTTGATCCAGTCATTAGGTCTTGACTATCCGAAGAGATGATCTGACATACAATCCTTCTTTCTTAGAGATCGGATTATAGCACTTGACCATATGTGGTTTACCTAGATCTTCTCTAACCACCAGTTGCAACCGAGTTCTTTCAGCTGCACCTATGAGCCTGACTCGTTGACCTTCACTAAATCTCATATCGTCACCATTGATCCCCAGCTCTTACCAACCTTCGCATCGACCTTGAGAGGTACACCATTCTTGGTTGGCCAACCTGTCATGATCTTCCTCCCCATCTTCACAACACGATCAAGCAAGTCCTCACGCAACTCAAAGATGACCGAATCGTGAACAGTCATCACTAGCTCAACAGGGAGTCGCTTCCTAAGGATCCACTGAACAAGCGGATAAAGAGACGCCATCGTGTAGTGCGCAGCCGTTCCCTGGATCGGAGTATTGACCGATTGATTCTCACCGTGCTTCCGGCGTCCGTCGTCACCGTCTGCGATCATCGGTACTGGACGACGAATCCCCTCGTGCCCGTTCCACCAGGTCGACACGTACCCGAGCTTCTTCGTACGTGAGATCTGTTCTTTAGTCCAACGGTTGAGAACGTGATACCGACCCCAGATCATAGAGTCCACCTTCTCCACCTCTTTACGCGGCACTCCCCACTCCTTCGCCATCGTCCACGTGCCCTTCCCGTAGAGCTTGCCGAAGGTTGTCCTCTTGATCTTAGTTCGGTAGGCGTCTCGTTCTTCATCTGACAGTGCGACCCACTCTTCTGGTGAGATCCCCCAAACGATAGAAGCACAAGTTGTCGCGTTGTTCATGTGGATGTCGATGCCTTTTTTGTAGTCATCGATCAGCACACGGTCGTTACTCAGGTCACCCGCAACACGAAGCTCGATCTGAGACTGATCCAGCTCTAACAAACACCAGCCATCGCGCGCAATGAAACAGTCACGGATCATCTTTCCTTCAGGTGTATGCGCTGTCGGAATCGTTTGAAGCGCAGGATCGTGCACAGACGAGCGGCCACTCTCGGCCCCATCGAGCAAGATCGAAGCGTGGAACCGCCCGTCGTCACGCAGATGTGCCAGCATTCCTCGCGCGTAGTTGGACTGGATCTTCTCAAAGCGCCGATTCTTCACGATGGCTTCAACCACGGGATGATCGTCAACCAGACCTTCGAGTACGTCCTTGTCCGTACTCCACATCCCTGTGTTGGTCTGCTTCCAAGGCTTCAACCCCAGATCATCGAACAAAAGCTTCCGTACTTGCGGAGGAGAGTTAGGGTTGAAGTCCTTACCAGCTACGCCGACGATCGTGTTCCTCGCCTGGTCGATCTGCTGGTCACAGAAGAGCGCGAGGTTCTCCACAGCGTCACGGTCGCACCCCATTCCCCAGTGTTCGATCTGTCGCACAGCTATGTTCGCGTCGTGAGTTATCTCGCGCCACATCCGCAGTGCGAAGCGGTTCTCCTTCTTGTGGATCTTCTTCTTGAGAACTCGCATATACGAACGCGTAGTCCATACGTCTTTGGCGTTGTAGGAATGAAGCGTGTCGTCATCGAGGTACCGATACGCGAACGCCATCGTGTCTGTACCTGCTCGCACACGATCGAGCACGTCGTCTTCAACAGTGAACGCCGGAGATCTGATCTTCCTAGGACGACCCGTCGGCGTAAACGGCGAAGGAGGAAATGCTTGATAGTTCAACTCACCGCAGATCTTCGACAGCTTCGTGTGACACTCGTCCTTGTGACCACCGTGTCCTACAAACTCAGCGAGCACTTCCAACCGAGCACGGGTCGCTGGATAGAGTAGCTTGTGCTCTAACCGCGTATCCCCGTAGATAGCCTCCACGTGCGCCAGCAAGTCAAGAAGCACAGCGCGATCATCGTATTTCCCGTTCTGCGTTGCCAACGGGATCCCTGATTCCAACAACTCTTTCAGGATCTTACGTGGACCCTTTCTTCGTAGTGCCTTCCGAGTCCACGTGTAGCACTCCTCCGCGTCAGCGCCGAGAAACGTCAGAGACTCGATCATGAAGTCCGGATCGTGCATGGGAGCACTAGTCTCCACATCGTACGTTATCCACGATTCACCAATCAGATCTGCGGCTGCGATACGTGCATGCTTTGTAGTCTCGACCAGGTTCGTCACCCCATCGAAGTCGGGCTCCGGCGGATCGCACTGGAGTGCCCACTTCAGATCGCTCTCGAAGTCCTTAGTGTGGAATCGATTACTAGTTGCGTGCGAGGGGTTCGTCGTGAAAAACACAGGGATCGAACCACGTGGTCCGTGGTAGAACGTGTAGCCTTTCCGAACCGACATAACAGGTGGTCGGCGTCCCGTTACACTCTCGATCGCAACACTACCGAAACAGATAATCCGCGTAGGATTCACTGCATCGAGCACGTCTGCACCGTACGGACGACACTGCCGAATGTGTCTCGGTCCGACCTTCTTACCTCTAGGAAAACACCTGACTCCGTTATCGTACGCGATCGGACCCTTCCACCACTTCTTTACCTGGGTCCGGAGATACTTCCCCGAGTAGCCTGTAAACGGACGACCGGTCTGGTCATCGATCTTACCAGGCATCTCTCCAACAAGGAGCACACCGTTCGGCTCACCCTCGGCCGGCATACAGATCGTTCGCGCCTTCTCATGAAGGTTGCATCGCTCGCACTGGTCGTCGACCTCTATCGGTCCAACCTTAGCAAGCTCGATCTGCGTCGGCTCTTTGTAGAGTGCAAGCCTACGCATCGATTCTTCCCGTCAATCCACACTCACGGCAACAAGTAGCAGGGATGTTGTAGTCATTCCCGAAGTTCGCAACGATCACATCGTTCTTCCCACCACACGAACAATACTCAAGATGTGCCTGTCTATCTCTCACGTCTTCCCGATCACGCCAATCGCTAGCAATCTCCGGTATACCTTGATCGAAAACACCTCGACCAGAAAGCCAAGCGAGCGCGGTATCAAACGAGTCGAGGAGCATATCGCAATCGTAAATTTCACGCCACTTCACAAACTCTTCGTAACTCGCACTCTCTCGGATCGATTGAAGAACAGAATGGGCAGCCTTATCCACCTCCTCTTTGTTATCGAGACAGCATGACGAACACGCCTCCAACGCATCGATGATGATCTTGTTGAAGTTAGCCTGCTGAAGCAGCTCTTCGTCGGTAGGCGTGTGCGTCATGCTGGACCTCAGTGACTAGGGCTTGATCTTCGGTTCGAGAAGCTCAGCGGCCTTCGCACCGCGAGCAGCGAGCCCTTGGATCCTCTGAAGGACCGGAAGCTTGGACTTCAGCGCTTCCAGCTCTCGCACGATCTTCTTCTTGCTCTTCATCTTCGCGTCGGTGAGAAGGTACTGCACGACCTCACGCAGCTTCTTGGCGCTCTTGAGCTTCTTCGTGATCTTCACGGTTGGCTTGGGAGCGTCGTCCTCCTCTTCCTCCTCATCTTCTTCGTCCTCTTCCTCCTCGTCTTCTTCGTCGTCCTCTTCCTCTTCTTCGTCACCCTCTTCTTCCTCTCCATCCTCCTCATCAGCCTCTTCCTCTTCATCCTCCGACTCTTCGTCTTCCTCCTCTTCATCCTCGTCGTCGTCAGCCTCTTCTTCATCCGCCTCGTCCTCCTCTTCTTCCTCGGCGTCCTCCTCGTCTTCTTCGTCCCCCTCTTCCTCATCGTCCTGATCGCTGCCATCCCCGCTCAGGTTCCACCCCGTGATCTCCTTGCGTGCGAGCTTGGCGATCGCCGCCGCTCCCTCATCGATCGAGTCGACCTCCCACTCGATCCTGACTACGACTCGTCCCTCCGAGTCGATGGCCATTCCCAGTCCGATCACACTTGCTGACATGTTCTCTAACCCTTTCCCGATGTCGACAGACATCGCATGATCCTTACGGGGCTGTCCGCAGCCCCATCCTCGGCAGTACCAAATATCCTCACCTTTCCGGCGGTAGAATATCCCGCCCAAGCAAGGACGATAGTGTGTAAAAACGTGACCACCCATGCGGTGTTCCATCTTGATCGAGCGCCCACACTTAGCCTTCAACCATTCGAAATCACTTATAGCCACCAGCTACTCGATCTTGGATCAATCATCGCCATTCACTTCTTAGACTCGAACAGAATCTCGATGTACACCTCGTAGTCCACCTTCTCTTCTATGAAGGCCACTACGCGATACCCTCCATCGATCAAAGGAGCAAGCACGCGTGCGATGGAAGAGGGTACATACCCGAGCTTCTCGCCCGTCTGGCCGTCATCCACTCGGATCGCGTTACTGTCATGCTTGTTCACAGGTTCGCGAACAAGATCCACAGCGTCACCCTCTTCCATCGAACGGATGTGGTCCTTCATCACGTGATGGTGCAACCCCGCGATCTCACAATCGAGTATCCTGATCATTTGCTCCTCTTGTGCAGAGACCGGCTAACGTGCTGACGATCTAACCATAGGAAAGGAGCATCAAACCCACAGCGATCGTCAGCACGTTGGCAGAACTCTACCCCCGAAGGGGCCCCGTTTTTACTCTAGTAGGTCGAGGCGACACCTAAAGACCGCTACGCGTTGGAGTACGCGAGCGTGCGGAGACGACAGAGTCCGGCGTGGACGACCCGATCGAGAGCCTCCTTCTTCTCCATCCCCAGCTCTTTCGCCATCCGAGCGATGATCTTGTTGTGCTCACCGGTCACGCTGGTCTTCATGCGACTCTCAGTGTACTCGGGACGAGAAGGGGTTCGCTCCCTGTCGCCGATCCCGAACGCGTGGTTGTGCGTCTTCACCCACGCAGGCACACCCTGCTTCTCTCGCTTGGAGGTCTTCTTCTTGGCCTTCTTCTTGGAGGTCTTCTTGGCCTTCTTGTTCGGATCTCGCTTCGCCACCTTCTTGGTGCGCTTCTTCTTCCCCTTCTTCTTGCGCCGCTTCTTCTTGGGGGTGGTTGCCGTCTCTTCGTTCTCAGACATTAGCTTCTCCGTGTTCGTGGCTCCTAGATCTGGAACCGATCAAGTTCTCGATCGTACCACCCAACGAATCATTGTCAAGAGTACGACTACAACCCATGCCTTGTGCGATTACTTTAGGATTGGGGCACTTGCCAGAGCCGCGCTTTTGGGATGCGATCTCTCTCGCACGTAGCCTTTCCTCGTCGTTTCAACTCGATGAGCATCAACCGAACAGAGTCCTCGTCTGCTTGGATTCTGCGTGCGAGATTTCCGAACGTGATAGGCCCATTTTCTTCAAGAGCTGTCTTCACCTTCTGATAGAGCGTTGGCACCTAAAGATCTCCTTTCATCAAACTGCGACGTGCCTCTCTCCAGGTCCACGCCGTATCAACTTCATCGGGGTCTGTCTTCGGAGGAAACTTCACGAACCCCGCTTTCACTCCCTCAAACCGCAGTCGCATCGCTAGCATCATCGCCTCTTCCCACGAGTCCCCGTCTAGAGCTAGCACGATCGGACGCTTTGCTGTGCATAGCAGATCGACCTGTCTATGGGAAGGTTTACCGAGAGCAGCGAGAACATTTGGGTAGTACGGAGTAGCATCGAACGCCCCCTCGACTACAAGACACGGGATCTTAGTCTCTTCAAGAAGCGCTTTGTGATTCCAGAAGAACTCTCCGCGAGGCATCCCCTTCGGATAGAGATACGGGATCGAGTCAACGCCATACTCCGGAAGAGGATCCAACCAGACTCGTCCAACCCAACCGAGCCACTCATCCTGAGGGTTCAAGAACGGAACGATCACACGATTTCTCCAGTAACCTTCGATGCACGCGCCGACCTGGAGTTCCTTCGCCATGCTTCTCGACGAGATGTGCCGACGCTTCATGTACATACGCGCCGGCTTCAGCGTGTACGACTTGTCGTCCCACAAGGGGATGAACCCCTCCGGCGGATCCATGATCTCGACGTTGCGCTCTTCACGCTCTTGGACCTCGAACTCCACGTTCGGATCAGGAGGCTCATCTAGGTAGCCCCAAAGTTCACAACGCAGACACTTCCACCGTCCGGTGTACGCATTGACCGCAAGACTACGCTTTCGATCGCGATGTCCTTCCGCGTCGCAGAACGGGCACTCCGCACGAAGCCACTCCTGTCCGAAGCGCGCTCCTCGGATCGCCGCCTCTACTTCTTCGTTTTCCTGGTGACCCATGCTTCTACCACGTCAACTCTCAGTAATCCAATCGCGTAAGCCGAAACTAAAGCATCCTCCAACTCTGTCTCTTCCATGATCAACCTGTACACATCTCTTGCGAATCTGTCACGTCGCGTAAGAGACATTGTAGACAACCTAAGCACCTCAAAGGCGGCTGGGCGCCCCCACATGTCCCAAGCGTAGAAGAACATTCGATCCACAAAATGTGTAAATATTAATGCACCTGCTCTCACTCGATGATGAGGACACTTCATCTCCACCGCACAGTTGTAGCACTGTGTCGGTGCTACGATGAACTCAACCGATCTAACCTTCGGAGCGAGCTTTTTCAGGCTAAGCACCATAGGTCATGCTGCCGCATGCGAAATCGTGCGGGATCGGACCTACCGTAATCCCCTTAGGTCCATTACGATTCCGCGCTATGTAGTACGTCACTTCACCAGTCTCGTCGTCAGGATTCAGGGAGATCCCCAAATCAGGAACGCGTACAAGATGCATCGACTCCGCTACGTCTTGTCCCTCGATCCTACGTTTACGATCTCTTACGGTCCTCCGCTGCGCCTGTCCAGCAGTATGGCCCCACTTCCCCGTCTCAGCGATGAGATGTCTGTACGTCTCGATCGCCGTTCCTTGACCTTCATACTGACTCTTATCAGTGCGATCGTGTGACTTGATTTTATTGATGTAGTCGATAGCCACAAGATCTACGGGGATACCCTCGTATTCCTCGACCTCAATAACCCATCGCCAGATGTCTAAGATCGTAGTCAACTTAGGCGGGAAGTCCTTGACCCAAAGTGGCCCAATCTTCTTCTTGCGCAATCTACGAGCGAGCCCCTTCTGATCCCCCTCCATGATCTCGTTGATGGGGTACTCCAACAGGTTCGCGATCACTCGTGCCTGCCACGCGGCTTCACTCAGCTCCAACGTCGCAGCGACAGCACAGTATCCAAGAGAGACCGTATTCGCTACGACATGAGAGAGCGCCATGCTGTTATGCGTGACCGTGAAATCATCGAGGAGATACCGCCCATCCCCTCCTAGATTGAACCCGTAATAGTCCTCTGTGCCTACGCGAATCACGGAGAACCCTGTGACTAGCGGATCACGAGTACGCTTCCCTGCCGCAGTGAACCGCGGAAGAGGTAGGACCCGCTTTCGCAAAACGCGACAGGGAACTCGTGAGATCTGGCCAGAAATATACGCACGATAATACGTACCGACCGCACCAGTCTGGCACCTCTTCTTTGTGGATCCCCAAGTCGCAGACAGCCCAATGCTGCGAGCCAAGAAGACCACATCCTTTGTCAGTTGCTCCGACTTAGAAATGTAATCGTACGAGTACCCTGCACAACTTCCATCTGTGTCGATCAACCCAGCGAGAACGTCTCTCCGAATCCATGCCTCGGCTCGCTTGTACTCCTCGGGAATGAACTTGCTACCAGAGTTCTTGAACCGCACACCGTACGTCTCCAGAGCAGCCGCCACCGGATTCTTTTTTCCAGCCGTGCCAGCCAAACCGTATGTCGTAGCCAACCCACGTTCTGCACGAATAGAGAGCCGAAGACCGTTCTCATCAGCACAACCTTGAAGCTCAGCTACAATCTCAGGATCAGCCGTCGTGACCGTCACACTCTTATCCAGAGTCGATCCGTCCCCCAAGATCACCCCCAAGATATACGGGTCGAGTAGTAACGGTTCCTTCCTAGGAGCAAACATAGCTCCGCTACGGAGCAAGTAATGTCTTCGTTGTGTAGCGCCCGACCACTCCAAGTAGTCCTGGACACTCACGTCCTTGATCACACCTGTTTTGTTGTCTACGATTGTCAACAGATGTGCAGCATTCACACGCCACGAAGATCCTCTCTTAGGTACGATGTCGTACATCTGGTCGTGACCACGTGCAAGCGATAGAACTTGCTTAGGTCCATCAGGTCCACACACCAGATCACCAACAGCAATGTCTTCGACCTTCTTGGTCGCCCCGCTGTACATCAAGATCCCTTGACCTTTAGCGTGGCACTTCCCGGAGTTCTCTCCACCAAGCCAGATGTTGATGCACCCGCGAGGAAGACCACCGCCGAGCGCAGCATCTAGCTCGGGGATATTGATAGGTAGTCGATCCAACTGCCGTAATCTCTTGATCTCTTTGAGCGCGCTAGGACCAAGCCGCATCCCGAGCGAACTATCCTGCTCTCCGAGAGACACAGCCTGGTTGATGATCTTTACGACCGGTCCCATGTCACCATGCTTCGCGTACTCATCCATCGCAAGACGCACAGCCTCAGCCTGCATCCGACGCTTCAGCATGGGAGCCACTTCACCAACCACTTCCTCCTCGGTCGGTAGCTCCGGCGCATCTAGAAAGAGATCGATCACTTCGTCCAGGTCTTCCTGTGTCTCTTTCCCCTGATGCACCCATCTCCGGATGCGCTGAATCACCACCGATTCATGTGTCGGCCCCTTCCCTATCTTCTTGGCGATCGCTGCAACCGCCTTGAGAACGAGCTTCACTTCATCGACACGCAATCCTCGCGCATCGATCGAACTACCTACTCTTCCGTAGAAACGCGGATTTGTTGCGGACATCACCGCAATGATCCTCTCAAACTCTGCGTCGTACCCGTACGCTTTGATCTTCTTCTTTACTACCACAGGAAGTCGCCTCTCTTCAGCGCTCTCTCCATGTCGTACTCGATCTCTTCAACCTCTTCCTCAGCCTGCTTGACTAGTCGATCGTAGCTCCTTTGTGAACAGCACGCGTTGACTACGCGCAGCACCTCTTCTTTTGAGACCGTGGTTGAGTCTCCTAACGAAAGAAGCAAACGGTACATCGTGCGATGTTGCGCAACTAGCTTCTTGTGCGACTTCGCAACAATCGTCTTCCCGCCTGTGTACCTCTGCGCGAACTGAGCAAACCAGTCTAAGTGGTTCTTGAGTCTCTTCTTCGCGTAGATCGTTCCAACTGGAGGAACGTGCTGACCTACCTTCGAGTTGATGTGCATTTCGCACGAGAAGGCACACCATGAGATCGGTGCGATCTTCTCATCGAAGATAGTTTCTGCGGCTCTAACCAGCGTAGTGAAATGTTTAGTGTCTTGGATCGTTGTAACGAGAACACCGTCGAACACACGAGACACTCCGTAGTAGTGTTTGACGGTCGTCGTGTATGCGGACGCGAGTGTGAATGCTCTAATCCTCTCTCCCCACAACGGATCCAACTTGGGAGGGGACGGAATACGCGCAGGACGCACCCGATCGAAGCCCGGATACTTTGGAATCAAGTCTCCGAAGCGATCAATCAGGTGCGCCCAGCATCCCTCCGTCCGGAACCCTCTAGGTCCCAGACGTAGTCCTCTAGGTCCGCTGCCCATGCTACATGGGCCTTGTGCGGATACGTTCGATTAGGCGGCGCGGACTGTATTCTTCGCCAGATCTACGCGAAGTCTGCGAACCTCTGCCAGCAGACGCACGAGAGCACTGAACGCGAAGTCGGTCGCGTCCTCGTCGTTGCGCCCGTAGTGGACACACATCTTTCGCTCTACCTCGTCGATTTCCTGCTTGGTCATCATGGCCCACCTCCTCGATCGTGGACGGTTCGATCCTTTGTATCACAGCTAGATCACTTCTGCAAGAGAGAGCTGTTGACCTCGCTCAACCACAACTTCGAACTTCTCACTCGCGTATGCAGCCAGACGCTTTCTCGCGTGTCTTTCCAACCACTTACACGATCGATGCTTCGGTATCCCCTTCTTCCCACACATCCCACACCCCTTGTCGGCGATGTCGTACACCTCAAACTCGCTCTTCGTTACGTTTCCTTCACTGTCGTGCTTGCGAGTTCCGCGGCCGAGTCTCTGAAGCACAGTGATCATACTCTTTCGCCCCTGTGCTGCAATGATCGACTGTAGTTCGGGGATGTCGATGCCTTCCTGGAAGATCACATTGCAAACAAGAATATCCGTGTCGCCGTGAACCAACCTTCGGATCGCTGCACGACGCACCTGGAGACTCTTCTTACCCCAAACAAACTCCACCTTCTCTCCACTCCGTCGAATCGCGTTTTCAAGGAGCTGACCATGCTTCACTTGGTCGACGAAGAGCAGACATGGCTTCGTAGCCTTCTTGGCGATCTTGATCACAGCCTTATTTCGTGGCTTACTCTCAACAACACCAAGACGATATGCGTCCTGCCAGGTTTCCGCCTCCACATTCTGTCTGACTTCAATCATGCGTACTCTCGGGCGAGCGAGAACACCTTTCTTGACAAGGTAATCGGCTGAGATCTTGTGGATAACAGGACCAAGAGCACCCCAGACGTAGATCGACTTCTTATCACCACGCGCAAATGGTGTTCCACTGAACCCGTAACGAAAATGCGCGTTGGGAACGGCCATAGTCACCCGCCAGAACGTATCAGCCGCCACGACGTGACATTCATCAACCATGACACCAACGATCGAACGCAAGAAGGGCTCGATCTTCCCCCGCGTCTTCTTCCTTCGCAGCATCGAGTTGATCGTGTGGAAGGTGGCGATGGTGACCCGCTTCGGATTGTACTTTCCTGCGCCAATGAACCCGACTTCCTCACCCGTTCGCTTGGCAAAGCGTTCACCTGTCTGAGACAGCAAGTCGATCTTGTGTGTGAGAATCAACCACTTCTCGGGGTAGACCTCCGTAAGTCCTATTTGGATTTCTGTCTTCCCCGCTCCGGTCGCGTGGTGAAAGATCCCAGTCGTGTTCTTCTTCGCTGCATCGATCGCATCTAGCTGGTAATCGCGCAACCAGTCCAACAACGCTAGAGGATCCGGTTTGGGTGGGCGTCCTCGCTTGTCAAGCAGCTTGATCTTGATCTTGTCTTTCTTAGCCGCCGCTCGCACCGACGCCAAGAACCCAGCAGGGAACGTTCCCGTCGTCGCATTCAGCATTCGGATCTTCGTGTCCGCACGCCACTTCCCACGTCGCCGAAAGAACGCTTTGTCATCACGGAAGGATAGATACGCCCCTAACCACGACTCTTCTTCGCTCGTAGCCCTTTTGATCTGGCAATACCTATGAGTGACTTCTAACCACATTCAGGGCTCCCCTAGATTCCTCGGCGGCTTCACAGCTGACTTGATCGCTGACTCGATCCCCCTTCGATAAGATTCAATGCAGTAGGTGATCACCATCGCACCGTCTCTAACACCCACGATCGCAACCAACAAATGCTGTTCATTCGCTACGACCTCCGGATGCCTCGCCAGAACGGCTGGACCGCGCTGACCAATAAACTCTTCGGGGTTGAGACGAATCCAGTGCTCCTTATGAGCCCTGAACTCTAGTCTCTTGAGCGCTTTGATCAGAGCGTAAGACACCTTCTGCTCGCGACCTGTCATCTTCAGGTCGGTCACGCCGCAATGAACCCGAAAACCTCAGCGGCTTCCTTCCCAAGGTAATCGATCAAGCTCTCACGGTTGACATAGAGCCTCCCGCCCGATCCTTCAACAGCATCACCCGTTCCACCAACACGCATAGCCTTCAGCTTCCCTTTGTTGATCCACCGGTAGAGCGTAGTATGATGAACACCGAGCTTCTCAATAACCTGTGGCGCTGGAAGATACCCCTTCGCCTTCAGCAGTGCGTCTTTGTCGATCTTTTCTCCCACTTCTCAGTCCTCCACGCCCAGGAGCGCAAGCAACCCTCGCCCCATATCGCCACTCCCCGCTTTCTTCAGGCGCTTCCTTGCGATCTTGTAGTCACTCTTCTCATCGAACGAGATCTCCAGCACGAACAGCTTGCCAGGCTTCTCGTCCTCATCCGGAATGGTGGCATCAGCAGCGTCTGCCAACAGATCTTCTTCGGTCGGCTGCTCGCCCACTTCGAGCAATGTCTCCAGCTCTCCCTGCGTGAACCCAGAAAGAACGCTCAACTCCTCAGTCGAGAACTCGTTCTGAATACTCTGAAGAAGTAAAGCAGCCATGCTGAGATCGGTCTCTCCTCGCTTCATGTTCATGCCGAACCCGAGTGCGAGAGCACGGTCGTCGCTGATCCCAGACATCAAGATCACATCGATCGTGTCCAAGTTCACTTCCTGCGCGGCCCAGAAACGATGATGGCCATCGACAATCTCGATCTTACGCTTCTTCTTGAGAGCTAAGATCGGCTGAAGGAATCCCTCTTCGCGGATCGCCTCCACGAGTAGCTCGTACCGCTCGTCCTCCATCTTGTTCGGGTTCTCGTCACGCGAGCCGTACTTCGGTGTGATCTTATTGAGTTTGACGGTCTTGTATTCGATCTTCACGCGTCCCTCCACAGGTCATAGAGCATCTTGTCAGACTGAAGACGCGCCTTTGTCGTTCGGATCGCACGATACACCTCTGACGGTTCCAAACCATGGTCCTCGATCACGTCCTTAGGTTGGAAGTCGCCACCGAGGATACCTAGCGCGAACATCGCTCCAGTCTCACCAAGAATGGACTCTACACGCGTTCGCACAGTCCGCGCAAGTAGCACACGATGCACGGTCTCTTCTGGATCGGGTTTCTCGTCCTTCTCGTACATGGAGATCTCCGATCGGTAGAGACCTTTCAACACGTCGAGACGATGACTCGCGCTCACAGGCGCGCTCTGCTTCAGCACGTAGCGACGCACTGCATAGATCGCCACTCTCCAGGCGTACGCTCCCACTTCAACCCCATAGTCAGGATCGTACCGAGGAAGCGCATCCATGATCGCCTTCACTCCCTCATGTTTCATGTCCTCGTGGCTCGACCACCAACATCTTCTTTTGTACCTCGACGCTGCCTTACCAGCGAGTTCGATCACCCGTTCATCAGAGATCTCACTTATCCATGACGGAGGGTACTTGTTTGTCACGTGTGCACCGACCACTCGCCAGAAGATTGATGGTAGATCAACCCACCGTTCATCCAGAGTAACCACTCGTCTGTACTCGTCCCGTACCGCTCGATGTGGAAGTAGAACGAGTGCTCGGCGAAGTCCTTCATCAGACGAACACGGATCTTCTCCGACTGCCCGTACGTGCTCAGGTAGTCCAGCTTGTTCTGAAGCTGATCGAGCTTCCCCTCTTCCTCCGCGAACTTCCTCACCGCGTCGAGATGTTCCTGGCATTCGATCTTCAGCATTACTTTTGCTCCTTTACTTTCCGCGCATGCTCTTCAGCTCGACACGCGTCCCTGATCACCCGCTCGCTAGAGATCACTCTGGTGCTCCTCGATAGCCTTCCTCACGTCGGGAGGAAAACCATCTCTCTTGAGCCACTGTGTCAAGTTCTCCAGGTCTTCGATCGCGTCATCCCGAGCGCTGTCGAACTTCCTTGGTTTCCCTTCAATATCCGACAGATTTCCCAACAAACTCTCAAGT